GGCTAAGGCAAGGTTGGCGATTGATTCAGGGCGGGGAGATAAAAGTAAGTTTCACGGGTTAATTGGAGCAGGCAGTGGCAGCAGATAAGGGCCAAGAGGTTAAATTTAAAAAAGTATCGGATAAAGATAGGGATTCTCTAAAAAGCCTACTTGATAGTGAACTTAAATTCTCCGAACAATGGTGGAGGTTGGATTCATATTGGCTAAAGAAATATACTTATTCTCTTAGGGTCCAATTAATCTATGATTTTATAGGAAACCTCATTGTTCCCTCTGGAGTTGGTGCAGGGAAACCAATTAAACTTCTTGATTTCCAAAAGGATTTCATCCGATCTATCTATACTCCCACCAACCGAAGCGGAAACAGGACGGTTCGGCGGGCGATCCTATCAATCGGCAGAAAAAATGGCAAAACTTTAACTACGGGAGCGCTGGTCCTTGTGCATCTTGTAGGGCCTGAATCTATTAGGAATGGTGAACTTTACTCATGTGCTAATGATCGCGACCAGGCTTCGATGGTTTTTAAATATGTTGCTCAGATAGTCCGTGCCGATCCAGAGCTTGCAGCCCTTATTAAGATTGTTGACAGCACTAAGACGATGATCTGTTTCGAGAACGGAACTACTTATCGAGCGATTAGCGCCGAGGCTGGAACTAAATTCGGTCTTAACCCAAGTCTTTGGATTTACGACGAATTAGCGCAGGCAAGAAACCGTGACCTCTATGATGCTATGGATACAGCAAGTGGCGCACGGGAAGAGTCGTTAGGAATAATTATTTCAACACAAAGCCCCGACCCGCAGCATCCGTTATCGCAACTGATTGATGATGGGGAAAGCGGTAACGATCCCACTATTGTTTGTCACCTCCATGCTGTTCCTGACGAAACCGAAGATATTTTCGACGAAAAGGTCTGGTACTCTGCTAATCCCGCTTTAGGAAAGTTTAGGTTGCTTGACGAAATGCGAAATGCGGCTAAACGGGCCAAGCGTATGCCTTCCTTTGAGGCGGCATTTAGAAATCTCTATCTCAATCAGAGAACGAGTTCGGAAACCCCCTTTATCCCCCGCGCTGAATGGATTGCGTGCCAGGGTGAGGCAGCAATAGAGAATGGCGAGGGCCTATACTTAGGGCTTGACTTGTCGGGTAAGACGGACTTGACGGCATTGGTAGCGGTGTCCAACGGCAAGGATGACAAGGTAAGGCCGTGGTTCTGGAAGCCGAAGGAGTCTTTAATCGAACATGAGAGGCGCGACCGCGTTCCCTACACTCTTTGGGAGAAACAGGGGATCATTAACACGACACCCGGCAGGGCGATTCAATATTCATTCATAGCGCAGGAGATTGCGGAGATACATCGTAATTACAATATAGTTGGGATGGCCTTTGACCGTTACCGCATTGACGACCTTTTGAACGCCATGCGTGAAATTGGGTTGGAGAGCTACGTTGACGGCAAGGATCACCAGCTTTCCGGGGCGATAAGACTTGTCCCGTGGGGGCAGGGTTACGCATCCATGACGCAGGCGGTGGAGGCTTTGGAGGTGAGCGTTTTGGAGCGCAAGTTAGTCCACGATGGTCATCCCTGTTTAACTTGGAATATCTCAAATGCGATGGCGATAAGTGACGCGGCGGGTAATAGGAAGCTGGATAAGGCGGCGACACGGTTTAGGATAGATGGTGCGGTAGCGTTAGCGATGGCTGTGGGGTTAAAGAGCCGGGATTTATCGACTGGACCGCAGCAATCGGCCTATGAAGGGATGAGTGTGGATGAGATGATGGATAGGTTTTCGCTATGACGGTCAATCAGTTATGTAAAAACTGTCCCAAGAGAAACATTTGCACCGCCCTTTGTCCATCGGCTGAGGAATATATAAACCAAGATCATATATCACAGCGGGAAATGCCAATAGGATTGCCGATTTGCCATTCCGATCAGGATATTTTTGCCTCATCAATAAATTTTACGCCGCGAGAGTGGGAAATTGTAACGCTTTTAGCGGATGGTTATCGCAATAAGCATGTGTGCAAAATATTAAAGATTACGAGGGGTTCATTGCGTATCCATATTCACAGGATTAGAGCTAAAATGTAACGCTTTTTGCCCAAAATCTTCTTATTATAGAGGGATTATTCGCTTTTTGGCGAGGGAACCATTGAAAAGAGGGGTAGGGCTTTTCATATTAAAAATCAAATCAATACAATGGAAGGCAGGGAAGAGCATAACTAAATTGTCCGAATACTGGCGAAAAACGATTGCGGCGATAATATCACGGCTCGGAAGTGTAGCGGCGGCTTTAGATGTGCGCCTTTTTTTGTTTTTTGGCGGTCTGTTAATGCTCGGATATGGCCTTTATCTCGTCTATCCGTGGCTTTCCTTTACCGTTAGCGGCTCCATATTGATGCTTGTGGGCTGGCTTATGGAGGATTCTAAGCAATGAGTTTTATGTCACGGCTGCCGAGGCCGAAAGCGATGAGCAGTCACGAGTTGTCGAAACTGATTACTGAATACTTCGGTGGGGGTTCCACTTCTTCGGGTGTTGCCGTAAACTCTGAGACGGCGATGAGACTCATCACCGTTTATGCCTGCGTTAAAGTCCTCTATCAGTCAATTTCTCAGATGCCTTGTCACCTTATGGAGATTAACGGTAATGGGAAAGAAGCGACGACAAATAAGGCTCTTTCGCATCGGTTGTATCGCATCCTCCACGACCAACCTAATTCATGGATGACTGCCCCTGAAATGTGGGGAATGAGTGTTGCCCACACGTCTCTACGCGGTGATTTCCTTGGATTTAAGAACATGGTTAGGGGGGAGACACGAGAAGTCCTTCCCATCAATCCAGACCGCGTAAAAGAAATTAAGCAGAACCCAGATTGGTCTATTACCTATTCTATTACTTCGGCTGACGGACAGAGCGTTATTCAATATCCGCAAGATCAAATCTTTCACGTCAAGGGGCTTACGCTCAACGGCTTTAGCGGTCTTAACCCCATAGCCTATGCTCGTGAATCAATCGGTGTTGGGATCGCCAGTGAGAAGTTTAAGGCACATTACTTCGGAAAAGGGATGCACCCCGGCGCAATAGTGGAGCATCCGGCAACGCTGTCAGCCCCGGCACATGCGAATTTACGAGAGGCATTGAAGCAGAAATACGCTGGTCTAAACAATTCACATGATTTGATGCTGGTTGATGAGGGAATGAAAATCCAGTTCCCGCCGATTAAATTGGTCGATCAGCAATTCCTTGAAAACGAAAAATTCACGGAGGCCCGGATAGCATCTCTTTTCAGGGTTCCGCTGATGTTGATTCAAGCCGGGGACGCCCCGACCACCTATGCTTCCTCAGAACAATTCATGCTGGCCTTTGTAACCCACGCACTCACACCGATTGTTGTAAATATTGAAAAGGCTATTTATCGCGATCTCCTTACCGAAGAAGAGAAGAAGCGATACTACGCTAAGTTTGAAATGCGGAGCTTGTTGCGCGGTGCGTTTAAGGACCAGATGGAGGGATTCCAGATCGCCATTGATAAGTGCATAATGAACCCCAACGAAGTTCGGTCGCTTCTTGACATGAATCCGTATTTTCCTGATGGGGATAAATACGAAACACGAACGAGTACGACCAAAGACCAGAAAGGCAGTGACAACCAGGGAGGAAAAAAAGATGAAACTTAATTACCGCAACGAAATTAATGCGAGGTTTATAGCGGCGGCATTTAACAAGCCTCTCGATAAGCCTGACTGGTACAAGATCGAAAACGTGTCCGATGATGAGGCTTCCATTCTGCTTTTTGATTTTATTGGCTGGCCTTATAACGAGGCCGGTGATTTCATTCGGGCGCTGTCTGATCTTAAACAGGGGAAGATTGTCATTCGCATTAATTCCCCTGGTGGCGATGTTTGGGACGCAAATGCCATCCATAACGCTATTAAGTCCCACCCCTCTAAACCGATTACAAGAATTGAATCCCTTGCGGCTTCCGCTGCTTCTTATATTGCTGTGGCTGGTCATAAGAGAGAAGCCTATAAAAACGCTATGGTTATGATTCACGAACCCATGACAGGGATGTACGGCAACCAGTACGACTTAAAAGAAACGGCTGATATTTTAGGGCAGGTGTCTGATAGCCTGATTGACATGTACGCCGACAACACCAACGTAGGTAAGCGCGAACTCAAAGAGATGATGAAGAACGAGACATGGATGAGGGCGAAGGTAGCCAAAGAGAAGGGCTTTATCGACACCATCATCGACAATGCGAGTGGCACAAAGGCTCAATTCGACCTTTCGATATTCGCCAACATCCCCAATGAGTTCAAGGAGAACAAGGAATTAACGGAACGGGACGCCGAGCGGATTCTGCGAGACGCAGGATTTTCTCGTAGTAAAGCCAAGGCCGCTGTTGCGAGATGCAAGGCGGATGCGGTGGATAACAAAGACGAAATGGAGGTAGAGGTCGTAAAGGCGGAGCTGAACAAGCTATTGTCCATTATGACAAGATACTAAAGTTTTCTTCAAAAAAGGTGGGCTATGG